CAGATGTTCTTGCCACGCGTGTGCTGCAGATGCGTGAGCCAGGCGATCATCTCGCGGCCATGCAACCCGTACGCACCCCGGACATCCGGCTTGCCGGTTTTTTCCGAAAACGCTTCGGGCTGGCCCTTGCACCACTGAAAGCAAAGCCGCCCCGCGACGGTGATGGAGTCGACGAAGATCGTCTCGTAGCGCTCAACGGCAGCCGGATCGCCAAACTTCTGGCAGACGGCGGCATGATGTGCGGGGCTGTAAGCCTGATCGTCGCGCAAGCTGGGGTTCGCACCGCCGATGAACACCGCGAAGTCGCGGCAATCCATCCAGGTGCGCGGCCGGATCGTGTCGATCGCCAGTCCCTCGATGGCGAGATCACCCGCCTCGAGATCCATGAACAGGGTCGTCTTGGCATTCAGCGACCACAGCAGACTGGTTTTGCCGATGCCCGATTTGCCGAAGATGCAGCCCTTGATCCCGCGCGGCTCGGCCAGCCGCTGATCGGCGGTGATGATGGGGAAGCTCATCAGCGGCCCACCACGTTGAGTGCGGCAGCGACCGCCGGATCGGTGCCGACGGCCCCAGCTTTGCGGCCCAGTTCGTAGAGCCGTTTCAACGACGAGGACCGACGGATGACGGCCGAGCATTCCAGATCGGCGGCGACTATCGCAAAGGCGATGTCGTCCAGCGTCGCCTTGGTGATCAGCACCGGGGGCTCGACCAGGCGGCCCGAGTGCTTCGGGAAGCAAAGAGCATCCGGAAGATCCTCAAGGCCGTAGTGCGCCTGCTTCAGGCGTGCCAGAGCGTTTGCAAAAAACATTATTTGTCCTCTGCGTTGAGGGTGAGACAGAAGGTCGGGCGACCGGTGCGCAGGGTCCGTGCGCCTGCGAAGCCGTCGCGCATGGCGGGCGGCCAGGCGCTGTAGCGCCGTTCCGGCACTGAGAAGGTGATCTCGAGGTAGTCGGTGGGGGTGTCGCCGCTGGCACGGATCCGCTCGGCCATGGCGGCCAGCGCTGCCTGATCCCATTCGACCCGCTTGGGCGCATCGGCGATCACGGTGACGGGGCCGTCCTGAAACCGAACGGTGCCGCTGTCCTTGTTGGCGGCGAGACGCTCAGTCTGGGCGCGGTGTTCGTATTTCTGGATGAGCGCGCCGTTGAACCAGTCGCGCAGCAGCCTGGCCTTGCGGAAATGCTCCTCGACCTCGGCTTGCAGCAGGGCGAGATCTTCGGCAGGAAACGCAATGATCTCGCCGATCGGCTGCTGATCCAGCGTATCGAGGGTGATGCGGTTGGGAATGTTCATGATCATCCCCTCAAGCCGCGGGCTTTGACGAGACTTCGGCCGTGCTGTTGCGCAGCTGGCTGTCCTCGTAGCCTTCGACGTCTTCGAGGCGGTAAACCACCCGGCCGCCGACTTTCATGTAACGGGGCCCCTCTCCCGTCCAACGCCAGCGCTCCAATGTGCGCGGGCTGATGTTCAACCGAGCGGCCAGCTCGATCTGGTTCAAATGTCTGATGGTCATCTGGTACTCCTTCGGAACAGATCGCTTCCAAAGGCAAAATCACGCAGATGACGGGAGAAGAGCGACACCCGGACAGGGAGAAGAACAGGGAGAAATTACCCTAGAACTCGAAGGCCCAGAGTCCGTTGGTCGATTTGAGGTGGGGGGAGAGTTGCGCCCATTTCTCTGTGCCGAATGCGCGTCGCAACGATCCGGAGCCAGAACCGGCATCTGTCAGCAGATTTTCCGCCGAATACCGCTTTTTCGCCTTAAACCCCTCGACCAGCGTCCGAAGCATCTTGATGTGAATATCCGATTTGAAGCTGATTGGGTCGCCACCAAGGATGACCAGCTGCTTGCCATCTGGCGACAAATTCAGGGGTTCTGAAGGATCCGGCAGATACGTGCCGTCGAGGCGGGCAGCCAGAATATCAGGATGGATCACAATCCCGTCCGCGAAACCGACCACATCGCGGAAGTCGACCACCAGCTGCCCTGACGCTGCGGGCAGTTTCAGATGGCTGACGGGCGTCGTCGTCAACAGGACGCGCGTTCGCAGCGCAGGACGCGCCCTTGCAGCGTTCGCAATCTGGTTGGCGACCGTCTCGTTTGACAGTCTGCGCGCGAACCAGACCGGCACACGCTCGGCACGACGGCCGAGGCGCACATCACCAATTTCCCATAAAAGATTTGGGATCAACATGATCGGGCCATGGCGACTGGCCAGATCGAACTGCGCCGTCAGCCGGGACAGCAACGCTGGCATATCAAGCCGATAGAGCGCCGTCTGTTCCGGGCCGACTTTCACCCAACCCGCGTTCGGGCTGAAATAGCCGTGGGAACCATCGTCTGGCGACCGGATCAGCGGCACTGGTTCATCATCGTGGTCAACCAGCGACGTGGTCACGGCGTCGTCACCGATACGTGCCAAAAGGCCTGCGGCGAGGAGCTGCCTCCCCGCCGCGGCATGATATGTCTTCAGGACTTGCGCGGCGATCTGTGCGTCAGGCGTGTTGGCAATTGTGCTGATTACGCCCAACCCACGCGAATCAATCTTCGAACATCGGTTGGTCATCGACCAGAATCCCCCAACGGCGCAGATACTTTTCGCCGATCAGCTGCTCCTGTTCAGTCTGGTCCTTGAGGTTGCAACCATGCGGCATCGTCACAGCCAAGGTCAGCGACCGCCCGCGGCGCGCATCACCCTTCGGGTGAAACTTGATCGCCAACTTGGCCTGCGTGATCACCCAGCCGCGCCGCAGGGGATTGCTGGTCCCGAATTCCTCGTCGGCCATGTCCCAGATGGTGCCATCCGCTTTCGCAGAATTCTCGAACGTCACACGCCGACCGACATTATCAATCGGCATCAAGCGCAGCTGGCGCACGTCGACATGCTCGATCCCGTCCTCGAGATCAGTCGGAAAAGTGAAGCGATCAAGCAGCTCCGACAGATCGTAATGGCGCATCGGGACTTTTTCGCTGCTGAACTCGACACCAAGAAGATGACGGGCCAGAAACTGGGCCAGTTCCGCGCGGCTTTCGCGATCATTGGCCACCACCTCGATGACACCCGTCGATGGCTCATAGGTCATGGCCGCCTCGAAAACCGGCCGATACGCACGGCGAACCAGATCACCACCATCATCGAAGGCAAAGTGATCGTCTGGCAGACCTTCGCGGTAAACTGTGATCTGGGCCAGCTCGCAGTCCTCGCCATCAAAGGTCGGGCGAACGCGCTCGAAAATGTCGACATGTACATTGTTCGAGGCGAACCGCTCGCGCAGCGCCGCCCTGAAGGCATCAACCGACGTTAGATCGCGGCGCACCGTGCAATCGGCGTCACAAATAAAACCATCCCAACTGCGGCCACGACGGCGTTCATCGGTGAAGCGGACTTCCTCGGCGTGCCGGAACTGCACGCGCTGGTTCCGGAACATCCAGAGCGCCCGGTCATAGGGGTTCGCAAGACCATCGAGCACAGCCCGATCGTCAATGACGCTGTAGATGGCCACCTGCCCCGCATCATCGGACATCGACCCGACGCGATCAGCATCGTTGACGAGGCGGCTGCGTGCCGCGTCGTCCATATTGTCGACCGCCTGAAGCAGCGGTCGAACCACATCAGGCTCGGGTGCATCCCAATCCAGCGCCAACGGCAGCTCGATCCCGAATGTTGTGAAGTAAGCCCGAAGCGATGCAACGGGCGTGTTGCGGATGAAGCTGGTGATCGACGCCATCTGATGTCCTCCTCAGCCTTTGATCTTGCGGGGATCGTTACCGTGCGAATCCGATTGCCCGATCCGACCATCCTGGGTATGGATCTTGAACTCGGTCCCGGCGTTACGGCTGATCTCGCGACCGCGATCTACAGCTGCCCGTTTGGTGTCGAAGTGCCCGCTGGCACGCTCTGCCCCACCGCGGCGGACGTCCCAGCCGCCGCCATTGTTTGGCACCACATGATGCGTGCCCGGTTCCTTGCCTTTAGCCATCTCTAGTCTCCTTTCGATTCTCGCCATGTCGGCTGATCTGCTAATGAGCGTATCGCGCAATCATGAGGAGTCAATCGCAAAAATACGCACTTCCGCAGATTCGCGATTTCTTAGCCGAAGAGTGAGGCTTGGCCTGTCGTCGTCGTGACAAGGTTGAGCTTCAAAAGCCGGACGCGCGCCGCCTCTTCCGAAACAGCAAAGCGTTCCATCACCATTTGCGTCAGAACGGCTGCGTGGTCCGATGTGACATGAATGTTGCCATGCAACTCCCGCGGGCTGCAGTAGTCCGAAACCAGTCGTCGCACGGGGGTCACCGGCATCAGCAAGGCGCCGCTGATGTATCCCGCCTGCCACTCCATCCAGTCGGAATGCGGAGCGTTCAGGATATTGTCCCGCTTGGAGACTGCTTTGTTGGCATGCGGCCGCCGATCAAGAAGGTCACCAGTAGCGAACTTCTCTGCCCAAAGCGGGCCATGAAACTTCACATGTCCGAATTCGTGGGTAAGTGTTGTGCGGTAACGATTCTCTCGCCTGTCATCGCCCGAGATGTGCGCCGAGATCGAAACCTTCGGCCCTTTATCCGGGAAGAACTCGGTGACGCCCTCAACGTCTTCACCGTAGGCCTTGAGGTCAGCATAGCAGTCGAGTTCGGCGTCATGATTTTCGATGAGGACGGTGAGGTCGTCGGTCAACACCGGATACTCGACCTTTCCGCGCCGTTTCTGCATCAGTTCGCGGATAAGGCGCTCGCAATCGCTGTCGAGCTCTTTTTCCGTGAAAAAGGGCCGCTTGGCAAAGCGTCCAGTGTTGTCTTGGATCATCTTCACCATGCGTGCCTCTCTACTCTTTCAGTGTACGTCTGAAACTCATGAATGCGGCAACGACCCTATCCGGGTCGGATGTATCGGTCCGTAGGTCATCCGGAAGTCGACCTGCGAGCGCGAAAAGGTAGTCCTCAGGAATCTTCAAAATTCCCGAGAATTGGCGGATCAAGTGTCCCGAGCTGGGGCTGCGCCGGTCGTGCTCGATGTCGTTGAGGTATTGCGGTGATATCGCACCGGTTTCCTCTTCCTTCATCACACGTGCGGCGAGCTCCTTTTGGCTCAGACCCAGAGCTTTCCGGGCCTTCGAGATCGCCTGGCCGAAGGTCACGCCTTCGGCAGACATGAACGGTCCATCGCATCTTCTCCCTGTCAATCCGCTTGTTCGCGGATATGCGAACTGTTACGCGTTCTCTCTGTGAGGATCAACAGTGAAGCGAGCCACGAGCCTTAGTGAACGGTGGTTCTTGACAAGGTTGTGTCGCGAAGGTGGTGGAAATTTGAAGGTGGCGTAATCTCCGGGTGAAGCAAACCCACCCAACCGGCGGCTGACACCGCCAAGGAGATCACGCCATGACGAAGAATACAGACACCAGCATGCTTGCGCTACTGGCCAATGAAGTGGGCTATGATCCGATCGAGGATCGGCTGCGGCAGAATATTCGCGCGACCATCGAGGCGCTGTTCGAGGAGGAACTTGCCGCGTTCATCGGTCGCTTTCGCTATGGTCGGGGCGGCGCCACGAAGAAGGGTTACCGCAACGGACACCGCGAGCGCCAGCTCGTGGGCACCTTCGGCAC